ATTCATCCAGGACCAGAATTTCTCGTTGCTGAGAGTCTTGATCCACTGGAAGATTCGACGTCTCTGCCGTTCGTCCATCATCCAGCTTTGCTCCTTTCCATCGCGTCCTCGAGCCAGTCCGCCAGCATCATCATCTGCTTGACAACCAGCGGGTTATCGTTGTATCGCCGGCAGATATCCGTCGTTGAGCTCGTCACCCAGCTCCAGAACGTCTCGCTCGCAATCCCGTACCGGACAGCCATCTGGTTCGCTTGGCTGATCCAGTTGGCCACCTCGTCATAAAACCGCTTGTAGTCCATCGGCTACAGCTCCTCGATCCGGATATAGATGCCTGGGATCCGCGCCCAGAACTTCTCAGCAATCAGGCTGGCGATCTGAGCATCGTCTTTCCAGAATCCCAATTCCGTCATGCAGTCCTGAAGCAGCTTCTGCGCGTTGTCCACGTCCGGCTTCGTCGTTTTCCATTCGCCGTCCGTATGCTTGCCCACAATCGGGTAACACCACTTGACGATGAGCCGGATCGGTCCGGTGTAAGGTTTCTCTGGTGCGTGCTTCCCGAGGTATGCGAGCAGCTTTGATCGAGCTGTTTTCACAGCTTCCGGCTCGTAGAATGCCGGCTTGCTGTTCCTCATGGTGACCTGTTTCTGCTGATGCGTGACGGTCGGCGGTTTCCGCATCGGCACGAAGAATTCAGTCGTCATCGCCGCGCCCCTCGATCATTTCTTCCCAATCCGTGATCAGCTGCCGGAGATAGCTCGGCGCCTCGTCGCTGGAAAAGAATGCTTCGCGGTCGAGAACGAACTTCACGAGGTACACCTCATCACCCGTATTCCGATCACGGGACTTGATCCCAAATTGCAACTTGCCAGCCTTATCGTAACAACGCATGAAACAGTTCCCGAACTCGATGGTTTCCGGCGTCTCATTCTCCCAGTAATTCTTGCTTGCTCGTTTCCCCTTGCTCATGACTATTCTCCTTTCTCGCGCGGAAAGTCAGACTGTCAGAGAAGGGGTTGCCGCCGCCTACCTTACGGCGGCAACCTTCTCTCTGACTAAAGTCTTAAAATACCTAGATTATTGTCATTACTGTACTTATATCGCGCGCGCGATATATCGCGATATAATATATAGGGCACGCCTGCGGCTCGGCGGCGGCGGCGAACACCATGGTTCCCGCCGCGTTTTCTTCATGGCGGCGGCGGCAAATCATCATGGTTTCCGCCATCAATCAGTCGATGGCGGCGGCATCAACCATGGTCGCCGCAATCAATTTGCTGTTGATGAATTCCGTCTCCTCGTTTCGCGACCTGTCGTCTTGCCGCATCGGGAGAACAGCGAACGTGCCGTCCAGGAAGAACACCGGGGAATGCTTGCCCGTGCAATAGGGCGTCTCTCGCTCGATATCGACCATTCGAATGTAGTCGTCGTTTACATAAAGGATCTGATCCTTGTACTGAATCACCCGCAGATTCGGAATGTGCTTGGATTCTGATGTCTTGATGAACGGCGTGATCTTTCCCGGCTTAATGTTCTTCATGTGGCCGTAAACAATGTCCAAATCCTTCGGGATCGAAATATTTTCTTTGTTCCTGACAACTGCAGAAAGGATCTGGCCGTCTGCGGGAATCTCGGCAAAGATCGAAAAGAGCTGGATCAGGATCTCCCGCGGCAACTTATCGTCCGGCAACCGAATGATCCAGTGCCGATTTGTGATGTAAAATCGCCCGTCGTTACGCCACCACAGAATGTTGTTTCTGCCTGCAGCCTTGATCTGTTTGCAGACCTGCTTGAGGTTGAATCCTTGCAAGTCAAACACCTCCTAATCGTCGACTTTGACAATCAGACCGTCCTTGAGCGTGTAACCATATCGCTTGATCCAATCCCGTACCGTTCGTTCGGACACCTCTTTCCCGGCCTTCGCGAACCATTCCACGACGTCCTTGACGGTCGGCGGATCGCCGAAATTGCAGTTGGCTACCGCGTCCTCGAACTGTGCTTCCTTGGATCGGCGCTCCTTCTCGGCCGATTCCTTCCGCTTGCCGGCCGCCTTTTTCCACGGTTCCAGCTCCCCGTGCGGTTGCAGGTCCTTCAGGCTACCGACGTCGTCGACGCGATGGATCGGATAATCGAACCAGATGTTCAGCGGTTCGAATTTCGGATATTCCCGCAACGTGCCCTCCACCCGCCAGGCGGTCCGCCTCCGCACACTCTGGACGACCTGCCTGACCGTTTCCTGTGCTTCAGCCATGCGGTCCGGTACGGCCTGCCGCGCGTGATCTTCCATCGCTCTCGCGCTCAGCACGTCGTCCTGGGACACATTCTCGTCGTAGTAGTCCCAGTTGTGCTTTGAGATCAGTTCTTTGTACACACCGCAGATCGCTTTGTTTTCTTCCTGCTTGAGCAGCGCATCCGTGATTTCGAGCTCCACAAGATCGATCAGCGCGTCCGGATCCCGGGCGAAGACTCCTGAGCCGCTGGCCCGGTCCATCGACCGTTTTCCGCCTTGGGCGCCCTTGCTGTGATGGTGACAGTAAATCACGCTGGCGCCCAGTTCCGTTGCAATCTTGTCGAATTGGTTCGTAAAATGGGCCATCTGGTCTGCGCTGTTCTCGTCGCCGGTCAGGACCTTGTAAATTGGGTCAATGATGACGGCAATGTACCCCTTCTTGGCCGCGCGCCGGATCAGCTTCGGTGCCAGTTTGTCCATCGGGGCCGTTCTGCCGCGGAGGTTCCAGATGTCGATCTTGTCAATGTTCCGCGGCGGCAGCTTCAGCGCCTGGTACACGTCCCGGAACCGATGCAAGCAGCTGGCCCGGTCAAGCTCTAAATTGACATAAAGAACCCTGCCTTGCGCGCATTGCCAGCCGAACCATTTGGCGCCCTCTGCGATTGCGATGGAAAGCTCAATGAGCGCGAACGACTTCCCGGCCTTCGACGGCCCGGCCATCAGCATCTTGTGACCCTGTCGCAGAACTCCCTCGATCAGCGCCGGCGCCAGCGGTGGCATGCTGTTCCAGTGGTCCGCCAATCCTTCCGGATCCGGCAGATCGTCATTCTGGGCCTCGATCCACTCGTACCATTCCGCCCAGCTCTCTTTACCGATGTTGACGTCGACGATGAATTGCTTCTTCCCGTTCCGCTCAACACCGGGCATGCGGGACAACCGGGACGGGTTTCGGTTCTGATTGTCGATGCTGAGACCGTTCTTTTTGCAGATGTTGTATAAGTAGTCGACACGCTTCCGGTACTCATCGTAATTGGCCGCCTCAATCCGGACGATGGCGTGGAGACTCTTGCCGCCGCTGTAGACAAGTACCGCAATTGGCAGTTCCAGCTCGCGCATGATGGCGTGCTGCTTCTCGATGTCCATGTCGTCGGATTCGACCAGGGCATAACGGTAATCGGTCACGTTCTCGTTTTTTACGCCGCGGCCGTCCAATGGATTAAACCGGATCCAGGCACCGGCTTCCGGGTTGTAGTCGCCCAGGACAGCCCCAATGTCGCCGTTGCATTTGCTCAACGCCTGGATCAGCTCACCGGCCGTCCGGTCATAGGCGCCTTTCGTCGGCAGCCATTTCCCGTCTTCGCTTCGCCACGACTCCGTCACATATCCGACGTGCTCGCTGGCTTCGAAGAGCGTCTGCAGGTAGGTGATCATCTGCTGAACCGGATTCCAGTCAGCCGGCTCCTGGATTTCTCGCCCTTCGATCCAGTTGCGATCGACGACGACATAATCACCGGCGATTTCGTCGTCCCAGCCGAGCTCCCGATCCTCCCGGCTGCCGCGCGGCGTCCAGCCGCGCTCCTTGGCCATTTGCGTGATCGTGGCGCCGGTGACCGGATTAGGAGCACCGTCGAATGTCTCCCATTTCTTAAAACACTCCCCGGGATGATAGCGCGCCGGATCTCGCCGGCTCCATGCGTCCCAATCAGCTGCGGTATAGCCCTCATGTTTGAGGGCCATACCAACGTTCAGCCATTCCTGGTAGGTTAGTTCAGCCGGATCAATGTACTCCAGCAATGAAACCAAATCCAGCTTCGTTTCCGGCAAATGCCGTCACCTCCGGGCGGTACTCTTTCGGGTTGATGTTGTTCGGCACACTCCACCCGTTTGCCGCAATGCGGTCAATCAGCTTCCTGGCTGCATCAAACGACCAAGTGCCAACGTGCTGAAATCCATACCGTTCCAGCAATCGAATCTGTTTCGGCGTGGTTAGCCCTTCCCGCCGGCGTTTTTCGAGACGATCCAGCAGCTTCGCGGCCTTGCCGGCGTTGTCGATTTCATCCGGGTAGATTCCGAACTTCTCCAGAGTGCGGAGTTGCTTTTCGCTTGGCGGTGCCATCTCCCATCCGAATGCCGGTACGTAATTGGCCAGATCCTCCGCCTGGATGGACATTTCAAATTGCAGCGGATCCACCAGCGCACGCTTCCGCTTGCGCATTTCGGCCAATTGTTTGGCCAGCGCTTCTTCACGTTGCGCAATAATATCTGCGGACGCCTGACGCTCAACCGTCTCCAAATCCACCGGCGCGCCGGCTTCCTCGATTCGTTTGGTCATGGCTTTGGCCACTTCTTCGTTCTCGGCAATAAGGTGCGCCGGGTGGCAGAGCTCATGGCGCTCGGTATGCCAGAGGAAATCGAGCAGCAGAAGTTCCGTTTTCCCTGGATGCAGCCGGGTTCCGCGGCCGACCATCTGCGCGTAAAGGCTGCGAATTTTCGTTGGCCGGAGCACAACAATGCAATCCACGCTTGGGCAGTCCCAGCCTTCAGTGAGCAGCATCGAATTGCAGATCACGTTATATTTTCCTGCTTCGAAATCAGCCAGGATTTTCGACCGGTCTTGTGATTCGCCGTTCACTTCCGCGGCGCGGAATCCAATCGCGTTCAGGATCCGCGCGAACTTTTGGCTTGTCTTGACGAGCGGCAGGAATACGACAATTTTTCGGTCCCTGGCCACATTCCACATTTCGGCTGCGATTCGTTCAAGGAATGGATCCAAAGCCGTTCCAATATCGCCGGCCGCAAAGTCACCGGACTGCACCCGGACGGCGGACAAGTCGAGTTTGAGCGGGATGGTCATCGCCTTGATCGGACTGAGATACCCTTCCTTGATCGCCCGCGGCAGTGTGTACTCGTAGGCCAGCGACTCGAAATAGGCGCCGAGGTTGCGCATGTCGCCGCGATCCGGTGTCGCCGTGACGCCCAGAACGTTCGCGCCGTCGAAATACTGCAGGATGCGCTGGTAGCTGTCGGCGAGGCAATGGTGCGCCTCGTCGACGATGATGAAGTGGAAATAGTTCGACGGGAATTGCTCCAGCCGTTTCGTCCGCATCATCGTCTGGACGCTGCCAACGACAACGCGATACCAGCTGCCAAGCGCTGTTTGCTCCGCTTTCTCGACGGCACATTTCAGTCCCGTTGCCTTTTCCAACTTGTCGGCCGCCTGATCAAGCAGCTCGCCGCGATGGGCGAGGACGAGGCCACGCTCGCCCATCCGCACGCGATCTTCGATGACTTTCGAAAACACGATCGTTTTCCCGCAACCAGTTGGCAGCACCAGCAACGTCTTCTTCACGCCATTCGACCATTCGCGCTGGATGGCTTCCCTCGCTTCTTGTTGATATGGTCTGAGCTCCATAGCCATCACCTTAGAACTGGCCGGGCGTGAAGATTCCGGTTTGGCCCGGGAACGGCGGCTGATGCTGCGGATTTTGCTGCCCGATATGCTTCAGGTATTCGTCGTACGGATAGAACCGCTTGATCTGGTTGTTCACGAGTTCACGGCCGTCCTTCGTGTACTTGTAATGTTCGATCTGGCAGCGTCCTTTGGACCCGACGACGGCATTCCAGTTCATACGCAGCGGTTCGCCCTTTTTCTTTTGTCCGATCGCCGCGAAGAATGCGGAAAGCAGCCCCTCCGTCTTCGTATGCAGGAACAGATTGTGGAACACGATGACGTCGCCGTGTTCCGGCGAATGAATCGTGATTTCAAGCTTTGCCTGATTGCACGGCGGCAGATTTGCGCTGCCATTGAATCTAGCGCGCTCGAACTTCGTCACCGTAAAGTTGTAGTCGCCGGGGGTGAGGAGCACAAACTCCCCGCCGCCGTCCTTTTCAATGGTGTCGTCCCAGTTCAGTTCACGCTCGATTTGCGACATGCGTCATCACTCCTGTATGAATTATTTGAAAGGTACATCTTTGCGGTTTTCTTCGATCATCGCGAACACTTTGGGCCATGCCGCGACAAGAACGCCATCAATGAACCCAGGATCGTAATTGGTGATCGGCGTATCGGCGGGATAGTATCCGCGTTTGGCCACGACATGCTGAATTTCCCATTCCGATACCTGGTGCCGGATCATGAGGTCACGTAGTGATGCAGGAATATTCGGGTTGATGTCGACGCTGACGGACGGATCTGGCGCCGGCGAGGTGTTGGCGATCGCCGGAGCCGTGGTCTGTTCGACGGTGGACTCAGCCGGCGCAAAAGCCGTTTCCGCGGCAGGTTGTGCCGGTTCTGCGGCCGCTGTAGGCCCGGGCTGTGCTGTCGGCGTTTGTGCCTGGGACGTGACCACGGGCTGATTGGAGAAGATATGCGCAATATGCGAGTAGTCAAGCGGCAGCTCGTCCGGCAGGCCGTGACGGTTTTTCGCGTCCCAGACCGGATGATGCGTCGTGTACATGACACGTGCGCCACCCTGCGCCTTGTGCTTGCGGCCGCTGTCGTCCGCGGCAACAGAAAACGTTTTGTAGTTGAGGAACAGGACGATGTCCGCCCATTCCTTGACGAGAGCCGCCGTTCGCGATCCGGTTTTAGCGCCGAGCTTGAGCTGGTACCGGTCGTAGGCGCCCATTTCGTCCGGTTGCTCGAATTTTACGATCTGGCTGTGCGCCGTCAGCACGACGTGGATGCCAGCTTCGACGACATCGGTGAGCAGATTCAAAAACCGTCCGAATTCTTCCGATGCGTAAACGTAGCCCTTGCCGTACCCGAAATCTTCGATGCCCCTTTTGTTGTGCTGGGCGCAAACATGCTCGTTGCAGAGCATTTCCGCCCAGTCGATTGTGTCGATCACGAGCGTCCCGATCTGCGCCGGACCCTGCTGCTTGACCCATTGAACCTGCTGCTTGAGCATTTCCCAGCTGGTCGGTTTCTTCAGCCGTCGGACATCCATTTCGGTCGTCGAACCTTCGGTGTCGATGAATATCGGATTCGGGAATCTGGCGGCCAGAGAGGATTTCCCGATCCCCTCCGGACCGTACAGCACGACCTTCTTGGCCTTCTGGATTTTACCGCTGATGATTTCAAACATGATCAAAACTCACCTGCTTTCCACGTCGGCGCCGTCTGCGGCGCCGTCCAAGTCGGGCCAGGATCGATTTCTCCTTCCTGCTTCGGCTGCTGGAGCGTGATGCCTTCCTGGCCGACGACGTACCCGTCCTCGATGATGATTGAGCACTCGTCGCCGGTGCTGACGCGCGTGGCAATGGCCTGCAGCCCTTCCTGCTCCAGCCACTGACCGAATTCGCGCAGCGTGTCGAGGTCCATTTGCTCCAGCTTGTCAATGAGCACAAAACCGCATTGCGGCTTGAGCCGGCGCACGATGGCCGTGGCAACCCGGAGCTGATCGGCGCCGCTCATGTTGTCCCATTTCTGGCCGTTATAGACGAGCTCGCCATCCTGCACCGAAAGGCCCGGGAGCGGAAGATTGGCATTTGCCAGCAGATCGATCTTTGCCTTGCGGACAGCCTCGATTTCCGTGGTCAGGGCATCGTACTGACGCTGATATTCGCGAGCGTCTTCTTCGGCCTTTTCCTTGTCCAGGTTGGCGCGCACTTTGCGGTTGATCTCATCGATCTGCCGGATGCTTTCCTCCAGTTCAGCGGTAGATTCATCGATGAGATCCTGAGCATCCTTCTGTGCGATGACAAGGTCCTGCTGCAGTTGGTTGTACTTTTCCTGGGCAGCGTTCAGCATGGCCATGAGCCGCGCCACTTCCTTGGCTGCTTGTTCGCATTCCGCCTGAATCTGCTGCACACGCAGCCTTTTCCGTTGGTTCTCACCGTTCCGGGCGAGGATCTCCTGTTGCTTTTTGATGAGATCTGCGGCCGACACCGGCTCCTTTGGCGCATCCGGATAATATGGCTGTTCCTTTGCGAATTTGGCCTTTTGGTCAGCGATCTGACCGATGGCATGCCGCTTGTTGTAGAGCTCCTGCTCCTTGCGTTCAAGTTCAGCCAGCTTGTCGCCGACACCGATGATCCGGAGCAAAATCTCGGCCTTTTCCTTGCTGTTTGCGTTCATGAACTTCGGGAGGTTCAGGGCCAGCTCTTCAATAAAGCTGTCCAGCAGCTGCTGACCGTGCTTCTGGCCGTTCGGATCGATGACCTTCAGATCGCTGTTCTTGCCCTTTCGTTCGACGATGAGGCCGTTTGACAGCACGATATGGAGATAGGGCGGCGTGACCGATCCCTCACGTTCCGGTTGCGACGGCCGGTGTTTGTTTCCGCCCAGCGCCCACGCGATGGCATCCAGCACGCTGGACTTACCCTGGTTGTTCTTTCCTCCGATAATGGTCAGGCCGTTCGGCGTCGGCTCGATTTTCACGGCCTTGACGCGTTTCACGTTCTCAATCTCGAGCTTGTTGATCTTGATGCTCAACGCCACTTCCTCCTTTTCATTTGTTCGCGAGCAATAATCTTCTCAACAGCGGCGGTCATGCAGATGACGTGATGACCGCCGCCAATGTCGACTTTCAGCCAAGTTCGAGCGACTCCCCACACGTCGACGACGATGCCGGTTTCGCCGGTCCGTAGCTTGACTCGATCGCCTTTGAGGACGGTCACAGGCGATATCGCTCCTTCAAAACAACCGCAGCCGCCTCGTGATGCCGCTTCCGCGCCTCGAACACCTTCGCGGCAATCAGCCGGTTGAGCCGCGCTCGGCTGTCGTCGTGGCACCGGAGCGCCTGCTCCAGCAGCGCGCTGCCGATGATGGCGGCCTCTTGGCCGTCGAGCTCGAGGTTGATTTTGGGCTTGAGCTCCATGTCTTCCCCTTCCCGCCCCACCTGTGGTATGATGGGGCTGATAGCTGATTCATTGGTCCACCGTTGCCGCGGTGGATTTTTCTTTTTGCCCAGCGCCGCCTGTTCTGCTCGCAAATGTGCGACAGAAGGCTCATGCGCTCGGCGCTGGTCAGCATTCGCCAGACTTTTCACCGAAATGAACATGCTCGATCACTCCTCGTGGTATTCCCGCAACCGCATGAGCCAGAGCTCCGCCGTCTCCATGTGCGTGATGGCGATGCTCTTTTCGCGGCTGTTCTCCAGCTCACGGACGGCTTCCAACGCGTCGTCGAGTTTCTTGAGAGCGGTTTGTATTTTTTCCTGCACGGTTTGGCTCACCTCCTTTCAAAGATTCTTTCCAGCTTGGCTTTGCGCTTCGCCTTTGTCATTAGTCCGATTTCTCGGAACGTCAACGTTGGTGTCGTTGCGGCCTTCATAATGTCCCAGCCTGACACATTGACCCGATGTCTGAATGTGTCGTAATGAATCCCGTTTTTCTCGAGCAGTTCCAAGACGTGCTTTGGATACCTGCGGCTGGCTTCATATGCCCGTTTGGCCTGTGCTTTTCGGTCTTGAAGCGGCTGAGTGGCCGCTCGCTCCAAGTCCCAGCCGAGAGTATGCACACGCCAGCGCAAGGTGTTGTACGTGATACCGTTCTGCTCAGCGAGCTCCCGAATTTCTCGCGGGATTGGCGGCTTTTTCTTTTGCGGCGGCTCCGTCATCGCCCGCTTTTTCGACCACCCGAGCGAGCGGATTCGCACTTCCAGAAGCGCGGGCCGAATGCCATTCTGCCGGGCGATTTCGTATTCCTCCGGTGTGATGTAGTAGTCGTAGGGGTTCACCCCGCCCGCTCCCCTTTCAGCTGCATTAGCACCGCCTCGAGCCTGAGCTCCGCCGCCTGCAGCCGGTATATGGCGACGTCGATGTACTCCGGATCCGCCTGCTCAAACTGCTGCTGGGCGGTGTGGAGTTCGGCCAGCGCTGCGCGATAAGTGTCATTCATGGACGGTCACCGATCCTTTCCAGCTTCTGTGTATAGCAGATTTGGGCCAGTTCGATCGTCCGCGTCGCAAACCATTCTTTGGCTTCGTCGGTGACGAGCTTGGCGCGCTGATCGGCGTCGCAGACCTCGCGGATCCAGAAGACATCATCTGTTTGGGCCATTGTTGGTCACCTCCGGGTAATTTTTCTCGATCTGTGCCCGTCCCGGGTTGCCAGCCGGCATCTGCTGATACGCGCAGCGGATGCACATCTGGACGTTGTTGTAGGTGCAGCGGAAATTGATCTGCAAAGGTTTTCCGCATTCGGGGCAGTTCATCCGGTTCGAACCTCCTTTCGATAGTTGGCCTCCTCCTGCTCCCGGATCCACTGGTCGAGTCTGCGGGCGCTGAACAAATACCGAGGGTTTTTCGACCCTTCCGCACCGTAAACCCGATGCGGGATGCGCTTCTGCCGGATCAGTTGCCGCAGTGTGTAGTCCGACATGTGCAGATACTCGCACGCCTCGGCGAAGGTCAGTGTTCGGTCCGGAGCGACGCCGAGTTCGGCGCGGAGTTCCTCCAGGAGCTCTTTCTTGAGCTGTTCGCGTAGTTGATCGATGAATGCGGCAAAGGCTTTTTCGGGGGTCATGGCGATCCTCCTTTCTCATTTTTCCTCCTTCTGGTAGACTAGTTCTGAGGAAGGAGGTGAATCAGAGAGTGGATATAGATGTTGTCATGCAAGCGATAAAGGTTAATGTATTAAGCAGTTATTTCGCTGCCAGAAAGGCACATGAAACGATTTTTAAGGATAGGTCCGACAAATCTGTAGCAATTAGCTACCTGAATTCAGCACTTTCTTACAGCAACACTGCCTATTCCGTTTATGTCTGCCACTATGACCGACTTGGCCGTGATGATCTGGATGATTACTTTCATGAGCTCCGAACCTTTGTAGAGGAAGGTTTGGAATGCTACAGGACTGATCAAAGCCACCAATGGACAGACATTCATTTCAACCGGCTTACGGAAAAATACAATAGAATCAAAACGATCGTTGGAATTGAAGGTTAAAACCCGTGACGGCGTGCCAGCTTGCCTGCGAGCACGTCGTTTTTTTTGCGCATTTCAACGAGCTTTGCGAAAAGCTCATCCCGGAACTTTTTCACTGCGACGTACTCAATTTCCGGGACCTTGATCGTTACGGTGCCATCGACTTCCGTGGCAACCGTGAAGGCGGTGAAAGTGTCACGGACTTCGTTCAGGACTTTTTCAGGAATTTTGCAGTCGGCAGTCTTCTGGCTGAAATAAGTGATCATTTGGTTGTCCATTTGCTGCACTCACCTCCTTTCACTGCGCATACTTGTCATAAATCGTTTTCGAAACCGAAACGTCCACCCCAAACTTATCCACGACACTCATGAGTTCCACCGTGTCCTCCAGGATCGGCTGCCGATGCACCAGCATTTCCGGTGTCATTTGGGCTTTTTTGAGCATCTTGGGGTATCCGAACTTCGTGGATACAGCCTTGTCGGCGATGGTATTTGCCTTGATGAAGTCGATCCGGGCCGGACGCCGCAGACCGGCTTTCAGCTTCGCCATGGCCTCCTTTTGATGCTCTTTGTCGAGCATCCGGAAGATCTGAAAGCCTTCGAGAGCGGTGGATTGGCGAAGCTGTTTGATAACCGAATAAACCCATCTCTGGAACTCAACAGCCTCTTTGCGGCGAGAACGCATAATTACCGCATAAATTCCGATTTCAGAAATGATTGCCATTTCTTGCTTCCCGCCAAGGGTGTCCACAATGTGGACATCCTTCTGATCATTGTCAAGGACACGCAACATGTGTGGTGTATGTTTATAGCCGAGTGTCGCGGATACATCTGCCGCTACCGCCCACCAGTCACCCGGCTCTTTTTCCACGAAGCGTATTAGATGGCCGTTCCAAGTTTCAGTGCGGATGGTTGGCAATGATGGAGCCTCCTTTCATGCCGAATTGTGTTTCATATTTGAAACCCCAGGACACAAAAAATACTCATCAGCGCTGATACCGTACTTTTGGCAGATGAGCCGGACTTCGGAAAGAGAAAAATCACCACCCGTCCCATTCAAATTTTGATTCAAGGCCGACGTGGATTTCCCCAGCAATTCTGCGACTTCGCGCTGGTGAATCCCGTTTTGGATCAGGAATGCCTTAAACTTCGTGTACGGCGCATGACGTCGGCTGATCGGCTTCAAGCTTTTCACCTCCATAGTTTCTTTTTTGAAACCCTGTGCCCTGAGTATACATTTTCCTCGTTTCAAAGTCAATAACTTTTTGTGCTTCATTCTAAAATTTTGTTGCATTTTTGAAACTTATACGTTATTATTTAGATGCGTCTAAAATTTTGGTGTTTCGATAGGAGAATGAGAAAAAATGTATTCCTTTGGTCAAAAATTAAAGGAGATGAGAATCAAAAAAGGCTTGTCCCAAGATGAATTGGCAAATCAGATGAATGAGAAGTTTGATGCCAAAATTAATAAGGGAATGATTTCAAAATGGGAAAATAATTTGGTTGAGCCGCGGTTGGATGTAGCCAGAATGCTTGCATTATTTTTCAATGTTTCTTTGGACGAGCTGCTCGGGATTTCGCAAAATAAAGACGACATCCAAACCGTCGCCGCACACCACGAAGGCGAGGACTGGACCGAGGAAGAGCTTGAAGAGATCGAACGATTTAAAGAGTTCGTGCGGATGAAGAGGAAACAGAAACAACAGGAGTGACGCCATGCTATACGACGATCTCATACAAGAGGCGGCACAGCATGGGATCGACATCTATGAAGAACCGCTTAAAACTACGATCAAAGGATTGTATGCAGACCAAATCATTTGGATCAATCGCCACATACCTACTCGGGTCGAAAAAGCCTGCATTCTCGCCGAAGAGATCGGCCACTACCATACGTCCGTCGGCGATATTATCGATCAGACCGACGTGCGCAACCGGAAGCAGGAGCTCCGGGCTCGAGCATGGGCATACGAAAAGCTTGTCCCGCTTTCCAAAATCGTACAAGCCCACCATGCCCGCGTGCCGCGATCAACCGTTACCGCGAAAAATATGGCACATTTACGATCGTGGACAAGCACATCATTTATTTCGATCCGCTCGGCGTAGTCGAAACGTTCGAATAACTCGCGCTTTCCCACCGCGAGGTGGTTAATTATACACTAAAACAAGAACGTATGTTCTTATGAAAGGAGAATCAAACAAATGGCCAAAGGAAGTATCGAGAAGCGCGGCGAAAATTCCTGGCGACTCCGGATTGACCTCGGGTACAATCCGGACGGCAGCCGGAACCGAGTCAGCAAAACAATCGTTGTGGGAGACAAGGCGCTGCTGAAAACGTCAAGGAAACTGCGCGAATACCTGGAGAATGAGCTGGCAAAATTCAAGCAGGAGGTGTTGTCGGGGGAATATATCAAGCCGGAGAGAATGACGTTCGAGGCTTTTGCACGGAATGAGTGGCTGCCGAAACATGCTGAGAAAAACATGTCGCCATTGACAGTCCAGAACTACATGAACCACTTGGAGCGCGTCGTTTTCCCGGCAATTGGCCACAAGCAGCTCAGCGAAATCAAGCCGCTCAATATCGTAGCGATCATGAATGACCTGGACAAGACTGATCTGTCCGGCAGCACAAAGCTGTACATTTTCAAGGTAATAAAAAGTGTCTTCAACCAGGCAGTCAAGTGGAAGCTAATTCCGAAAAACCCGATGGACGGTCTCGACAGGCCGAAGGTGGAAAAATCAAAGCCGCGCTATTACGATCAGGAGGCCGCTCAGCGGACCGTGGAAGCCCTCATGCAGGAGCCGATGAAGTGGAGGGTGTATTTTCTGGGCGCCATGCTCGGCGGCTTGAGAAGGGGCGAACTCAACGCCCTGGAATGGTCAGACGTGGACTTTGCGGCCGGCGGCGTGTACGTGCGAAAATCATATTCCGTGGATAAGAACGGCGAGCCCGTAATCAAGGCGCCGAAGACGGAAACATCGGAACGATTCGTGGATTTCCCGGAGTGGTACATGGAACTGCTACGGAAATACCGGGTGCAGTGGAACGAAGAGCGCCTGGTAATCGGAACGAAATGGCAGGGTGGGGAACGGCAGTTCCTTTTCCATCGCGGGGACGGCCGACCGATCTACCCGACGACTCCGGCACACGTTTGGTACCGCATCATGGACAAGCATGGACTGCCGCGTATTCGGTTGCACGATCTTCGGCACACCGCGGCCACGCTGTTGATCGAGGCGGGGGAGGACTTAAAAACGATCCAGGATAGGCTTGGTCATACGAAGTATACGACAACGGCTGATATTTACGCCCACGTCACCAAACAAATGAAGAAACGTGCCGCTGACCACCTCGAAAAATTCCGTCCCCAATCCGTCCCCAACAGTAAAAATACCTTGTTAAGCTGATCGATAACCACATTAGCTAAAATAAAAAAATCCCTTGATGTACAAGGGATTTCGGGGTTTTATGTATGGAGCGGGTGAAGGGAATCGAACCCTCGACAACAGCTTGGAAGGCTGTGGTTTTACCACTAAACTACACCCGCATATGCAAATGGTCGGGACGACACGATTTGAACATGC